TCGAAGCTGAGAACGAGGATGCAGCAGAAGCCGCTGCATGGAAAGAGTTAGCGAACGGCGACTTTAAGCACGACTCTGCAAGCTGGAGAGTCGAATCAGTAGAAGAGGTGTTTTCATGACCGATACAATACATACCGAGATATATGCCCACAAGAACGGCAAACGCTACAGCATAGTGTGGTATTACGACAACGACTCAGGTTCCCCGCTGGAAGATGACGGCTACGGAGTGACAGAGCGGCTGGACTTCGACCCGACGAACGAGCGGCAGCTTGCGGCGTACATCGAAGACTTCGGGCCTGAACTCGAAGAGGAAACCCGTCTGCGTCTGATGCGTGTATTGCAAGGGCCAAACAGACACTACGGCTCTGGCTTGTTCTACGATGTACTATCATCTCTGCATCTTGCGCGGGCTGAGTGGGGCTGCACTGACACAGTAAAAGCCATGGAAGTTGTTGAGAAGGACTATGCCTATCTCAAGGGCTGGTACGACGAAAGCTGGCACTGGATCACTGCAAGTGTTGCACCGCTGGACGAGGACGACGAGCCCATTGAAAGCAACCGAGAGTACTGCTGTAGGTACGAGAGCACGATTCTGAACGACGACGAGGACAACCGCTCATATAGAAAGGAAGTCATAGAAGACCTGATTGCCAGTGTCGAGCATGTGCTGCATCACCAGCTGCACAAAGACCAACTGGAACTGGACTTGCGTAGGGACTGACATGAAAAAACAAGAGAAAAAGAAAAAGCAACTGACCAAGCAGCAGCGCAAAGACGCACTGGTAGCCGCCCGTGCAGAACTTGCGCTGCTGCTCGACGGGAGCAAGCACACAGCCAAGGCCATGACATGGAATCGGCTGAAGACACTCGGAGCCATACGCCACATCAAGGAGTTCGGGGAACTGCCGTGGCACTGGACACTAGGGGGAATACCAAAGGACTTCATACAAACAAAAATGGAAACGAGGCTGACGCTCTTGCCTTGACAAGCCACGGGTATTGTGCTACAATAATGACTATGGACTGGGAGATCGCTCAGCCATAGACTGCAACCGCAACCTAATCCCACGGGATTAACTGACTTTTAACTTACTAACTTACTGGAGATTCACATGGACACAAACGCCATCATCAACGCTGCCATGCAGCAACTTGTCTCGACTGTCGCAGACGAGGTTATTCGCAGACTGAAAGCAGAGAGCAGTGCCAGCATGGCGCTGGACACGGATGCACTTGCTGGCGCTGTGCTCAAGCTGATGCAGTTCAACACGGACATCCGCGAGGAAGTGCGCTGCATATCTGACGAGCATCTCGACGGCATAGATCGCAAGCTGGAGCGGCTTGAGCAGAGCGCGACTGACATCAACAACAGCGCGGACTTCTCTGATCTCAAGTCCGAGGTCGAGTCACTTAAAGAGCAGGTCGAGGAGCTTGAAGAGAACAGCAGCAGCATCAAGATCGACTCCGACGACACAGACTTTGCGGACGCCGTTCGCCAAGTTATCCGCGACAACATCTAATCCCACGGGATTAAGGAGAGCAACATGGGATACAGATCAGAAGTCATCTGTGCATTCGTCTTCAAGGACGAGCTTGTGCGTGATGCGTTCCACACTACAGCAATGACTCGGTTCTGTGCTTCAGTGCCAGACTGGGACATTCTTGACCAAGAGTGGTTTATGAACGCATTCAGCGACATAGGTCTGCACAGCAACTATGTGGTGCTGATGAAGTTCGAGGATGTCAAGTGGTATCCAGACACCGAGATTCCCAAGTTCGTAACCAACGAGATGATGCCCGAGTGCGTAAAGCGTGGAGGTGCTTACTCGTTGGTACGGATAGGGGAAGAGACAGGCGACATTGAAGAGGACGCCGACCATCACGATAACTTCGACGAGTTCCAAGCCGAAGAGTATGTGCGGGTCAATAGCTACATCGAAGTGGGTTAATTTAATTTTTACAGGAGCAACTTATGTCAATCAAAAACCACGCCATGCTTGTGTCACTCAGTGTGTCCAAGCCCCAGATGACCAAGAAGGACGAGAAGGCCACAGTGTCCGCCGAGGTCGCCAACAACGCCTATGGTGCAGGTCAGTACCGCAAGGACTTGTACCCCAAGTCACTGGTGCAGCCCATCATGTCAGTCGAGTCATCTGCCCGTGCCTACATCGAGGGCACTACCTACATGTGGACTCGGGGCGAGTATCTGCTGCCCACAGCACGATTCATGGAGTTCACCGAGCGTATCGGCAAGTTCCAAGTCGAGTTCGATCAGTGTGTGACGGCGTTCCTCAACAACTGGAGCAATGTCATGCAGCAAGCGCAGCAGAGTCAAGGCGACCTGTTCGACGCCAGTGCGTATCCTGACCTGTCAGACCTGCGTAGCGACTTCCGATTCCGTGTGCATTACCGCCCAGTGACTGACGCACATGACTTCCGTGTCGCCATGCAGGACGACGAGATGGACACGCTGCGTGCCGAGGTCGAGCAAGCCACCAAGGAAGCCATGGACAACATGATGCGTGCCCCGCTGGAGCGGCTCAAGGATGTAGTGCAGAAGCTGCACGACATTACCAACAAGACCGACAGGGAGACAGTCAACAAGCGCACGGGTATCACTGAGGTCAGACCGCCCATCTTCCGCGACTCTGTGTGCGAGAACATCATGGAAGAGATCGCCCTGCTGCAAGACTTCGCTGATGTGCTGCCGTTCGAGATCACCTCGCTGGCACGCACTGTGGTGGACATCACGCCGCATCCGCAACAACTGCGCGACAACCCCGAGAAGCGCAAGGAAGTGGGTGTGCAGACCGCTGCCCTGCTCGACTCGATCAACGCAATGCTGGAGGACTGACATGGCTAAGCAACAGGCTTATTGCATCGTAGACATACCCAGCACTATGGTGTTCACCGCCGAGGTCGCTATGGAGTTGTTCCCGCTGCTGTGTCAAGGCGAGGCAGTCACATACGACTGGCAAGAGAAGACGCACAGGCGACGCAAGAGCAGCGACTACAACTGCACAGTCAAGCAGTTCACCATTGCAGAGTACGCTCAGCTTGCTCTCAATGAAGAAGAGAAGTAAAATACAGGCCAACACGGGAGCCTTAATCCCGTGGGATTACTTGTCAGTTCACTTATTTAACTACTGGAGTTCACTATGCGTATTTCCCATGTCACCCCCATCCTCGTCAAGAAGTATCTCAACGAGAACACCCGCAAGCGCACCACCTTCCTGCGTGGCCCCTCGGGTATCGGCAAGTCCGATGTTGTAGCCCAGACAAGCCAACTGCTGTCTGAGCATGTGCCCAACTGGCGCGGTATCGTTGACCTGCGCTTAGCGCAGATGGATCCAACTGACCTGCGTGGTATCCCCCATGTCAAAGAGGGACGCACACACTGGGCACGGCCTGACTTCCTCCCTGCTGACGGCGCTGGCATCCTGTTCCTCGACGAGATCACCTCGGCTCCGCCAGCTGTGCAAGCTGCTGCGTACCAGCTATGCCTGACACCTGAAGACTTCGGCGTTCCTGCCGAGTGGATGGTTATCGCTGCTGGCAACCGCAAGACAGATCGCGGCGTGACATTCAACCTCGCCGCGCCTTTGCAGAATCGTATGAACGACATTGATGTCAACACCACCATCGATGACTTCACTGCTCACGCCATCACCAAGGGTATCCGCCCTGAGATTCTGTCAATGCTGCAAGATCGCCCTGACCTGCTGCACAAGTTCGAGCCCACTGGTGACATCAAGCCGTTCCCTAGCCCACGCTCATGGTTCGCCGTGTCGCATACCATCGAGCTTGATCTACCCGTGCAAGATCGTGTCGAGGTCATCAAGGGCGATGTGGGTGAGGAAGCTGCCATGATCTTCGAGACGCACCTGCGTGTCTGGGAGTCCATGCCCCGCATCGAGGACATTCTCAAGGGCAAGGATGTGCCTGTCCCCAAGGAACTCAATGTGCGCTACTGCGTTGCGATGGGCTTGGCTACACGCCTTGACGCTGACAACTTCGACAAGGCATGGAAGTTCCTTGAGCAGATGCCCGGCGATGTGCAGACGCTGACGATCAAGCTGGCACACAAGCGCGACAAGTCGATCACCAAGTCGCCAGCGTTCAGCAAGTGGGCTATCGCAAACCAAGCAGCGTTCAGCATGCGCTGACATGGCGACTGTAAAGCACCCAGTTATAGACAGGCCTACCCTAGCATGGGAGAGGTCGGGCTCTGTCTATACCGCATACACAGAAGTCACGGCCAAGTACCGGCGCGGCAGCGCGTACACAGTGCGGGAGTCGTTTGCCCTGCTGCGTCCTCAGTACAACAGCCTTGGCTTGTTTACCTACGATGGCACAGGCTGGGTTGTGACGCGCAACAACTTTGACGAGATCAGAGAGTTCACGGAGTTCAGTACGGCCAAGCTGTACATCGAGTCTCTGTTCGCGTTAGAGCATGGAGGGTAATCCCATGGGATTAAGACAACTCGAATGGTTCGAGCTAAGGGACGATGAATGGATGGCGCGGATTGAGTACGCAAACGGCAGGACTCGACGCTATGCACATGTCAACATCTACGACTGGGCTGTAAAGCGCAACAGCCATCGTGTAATCCCTGTGCAGTTTCAGTTCTACAAGCAAGGGTACGAGGTCACTTGGCATGAGGACATTGACTCTGCTAAACTATACGTCGAAGCGATCTTCGCATTGGACGACGCCGACAGCAATGATTCACTTATTCACTGGAGATAATTATGTCAACACTTATGGATCGCATTGACCTCGCATACAGCAAGCTGGGCATGCGCGAAGCATTCATTGCAGCAGTCATGACTCGCGTCAAGCGCGAAGTCTCAGACAAAGTTCCCACTGCCGGTACTAACGGCACATGGGTGCGTTTCAACCCTACATGGTGCGAACCACTGACTGACGAGGAACTGTTCGGCCTTGTGCTGCACGAGTCCTGCCATGTCGTGCTGATGCACATGTGGCGGCGCGAGGGTCGTGACATGCGTATATGGAACTATGCCAACGATGCGCTCATCAATGCGTACATCAAGTCTCGCGGCTGGCAACTGCCCAAGGGCGGCGTGCATCTCTCGTGGGTGCGTGAGGAGCACAGTTCTGAGTATGTGTACAACAAGCTCAAAGAGCAGCAACAAAAGCAGAAGCAACAGCAGCAGAGCGGCTCTGGTGACAGCGACGATAGTGAAGAGGGCGACGATGGTATGGGCGGTGGCTTCGACGGCAAGGGTGACCTCGAAGACGCACAGGATGACGCTACCCGTGTGGACATGGAAGCCACCATCATTGCATCGGCCAAGATGGCGAAGGACTGTGGGCAGGGCTCTAGCTTGATTGATCGCGTGCTGGACAAAGTTGGCGACCCTATGGTTCGCTGGCAGGATGTGTGCCGCTCCATGCTCACCGAATCATGCGCTGCTGACTACACCTACACACGGCCATCACGCAGGTTCATAGGCTCCGGTTTGTATCTGCCCTCGCTGCGCTCTGACGCACTGGGCGGCTTGGCTATCGGCTTCGACACCTCGGGCTCTATGGGGCCAGACGAGTGCAACCAGATCGCTGCTGAGATACAGGCCATCGTTGACGACTTGCAGCCATCGTTTGTCGAGGTCGTGTACTGCGACTACGCCGTGACCCACACCGAGCGCTTCGAGCGTGACGAGGTGTTGCAGCTGCGCCCCAAGGGTGGTGGCGGCACTCGCTTTCAGCCTGTGTTCGAGCACTTTGCCAAGAGCGACGAGCGATACTGCGGCATGATCTTCTTTACGGATATGGAGGGCGACTTGCGAGAGTGCGAGGAACCTCCGTTTCCTACGATCTGGGCCGACATCGGCTCCAGCCATCCACAAGAGCCGTTCGGTACACGGGTCAAAGTGGCGATATGAATTACGGGGGGAAAGCGGATGCTGACAAGGGTGAGCGCCGCCGCATAGGCTCTTAATGGATTGCGGCACAGACGCAGCGAGTACCCCCACCTATAACCCGAGGACTACCATGCACAACTATATCGACAAAGAACTAATCAATCGCCTTACGCGCATCGAGACGAAACTCGTGCGCGGCTTTGAAGAACTGGGTGTGAACATTGACAAGGATGCCGAGTGGCTATCGGTGGACGAGCCCAACCGAGTTGTCTACATCTCAACACTGGGTCGTTCCATAACTGTGATGCTCAGCGATATGCAGCGCGGAGGTGCGACCAAAGAGGGCGACTGGTATGACATCGTGCATCGTGGTGTTGTTGTCGGCACCATCATGTTCAAGAAAATATCGTGAACAACTATCACTGCGCGGAACATGGCAAAAAATAAGAAGCCGAGCAAAAAGTACAAACCAAAATATGTCCTAGTTAATCCCATGGGATTTGTTATGGAGAACATGACCAGCGTAAGTTCTCACACATCGTTCATGCTTGACCTCAACATCAAGAATCACAGTGCGTTGACTATGCTGACCACAGGCAAAGGTACGAAGTGGGACATCAATACGCTGATCGCCATGGTCAACATCACAGAAGCGTTTGTAAGACTCGGGGTTGGTAAAGACTACGCTGATGTAGTTCGCGATGGGGTACAAGCCTTGCGTAGCGTTGGCAAGCGTGGCGTTGAGACAGGGAGCTTTGTGATGAAGTCTTCGGAGATGAATGCACTCAACATGGTCATGGAACTGCATGACGCGCAGATGGAGATGGTGACATTGAAAGATATGGACAAGGCGATAGCACTTGTCAACGAAGAATATAGGCAGAGGAAGATGACGCCTATTGTGGAGAAGCGGTAGTTTACTTACAGAAACAGGAGAATCAAATGCTTAAACACTTATGGACGGAGCTAAGGCTCATGCTTAAAACGGTGACGCCGATACAGGCTGTCACACATGAATTGCTGCATGCCGAGCACGAGTTGCTGCAAGCCGAGAGTGCAGTCGAATACGCGACTTCGCTGGTGACCTACAACAAGAACCGAGTCAAGCGTCTCAAGGCGTACTTGGGCAAGACTGAGGAGCCGACATGATCGAGTTCACTATCCTTGAGTTGACGCTACTCGTTCTGTGCGTTGGCCTGTTTATCTACGGCTTTCAGCAGAACAGACGCATGAATCACTTCGGTGCGCTCATTGGCGCTATGTGCCGCGATAGACGCTTGTACGATGAACTGTGCAAAGAAATACACGAGCGAGACAGGGAGGTAGCATGACTGAAGAACGCCCAAAATTAACAGTGATCCCATCATCTAACCAAAAAGCAATGGGGCAAGACCTGATGGATAAATTGCGTGATGTTATCAACGCGCCCGAGTATGACCACATGGCTACTGCAACTGTAATAGGCGTACTAGAAATGACAAAACTGCATTATTGGCAATGTAATTTAACAGAGGATTGATATGACTAAAGACACAGGTGGACCAGCGTTTCCAAGCGAAACTGGAAATATTTGGTACGACAAAGGCATGAGCCTGCGCGACTACTTTGCGGCCAAGGCGATGCAATCGTATGTTGCCCATAATCAGGCGTATGACTTTGACGATATAGCTGCAATGGCTTACCGAACAGCAGACGCCATGCTGAAAGCGAGGCAAGCATGAAATCAGTGTGCGATACGGGCAGCACTCTCTGCCCTCACGAGCCTCAGTGCCACCACCTCTGTCACTTCACGGATGCGGGGTTGGAGGAGATGGAAACCCGCAAGGTCAAGCCGTACCCAGAAGTACCCGCCGACATCGAGCCAGTGCCAGAAACTTGGCACACCATTGGCGTGTGGATGATAGGTGGAATCATGGCGGTGCTGGCAGTGATCTTATTGGGGCTGTTCTTTACTGGCCTTTGGGTTTGGAGCTTACTGATATGAACACAGACAACACAGGACTTTTCAAGATACGCACCCCACCCCCGCCTGTTGGTGGCTACCGCATGGGGGATGACGATGAGTTTGGAGGTTGGATTCTTTTCAACTTACCAAAGAAGCCCTGCTGGGCGCACCGCATGGGTGTGCGTCTGGTGCTTGGCTGGAAGTGGGTGGACGCATGAAAACAGTAATTGAGATGGCGCGTGAGGCTGGGGGCTACCTTGCAGAACTGCCCAATGGTGATGCTTGGTTGTTTGACGATGCGGAACAGATGGAACGCTTCGCAGCCCTTGTTCGTGCCGAGGCGCAAGCCGAAGAGCGTGAGGCGTGTGCGAAGGTGTGTGATGCTTGGCAAGAATGGGGTACAGATGGTGCGCTACTTGCCAAGGCCATACGAGCAAGGGGGGACACATGAACGAAGCTGACGAAGAACTGGCCCGACAGGCATGGACGGAGAACGATTGGGACGGGCATGTAGACATACCCAAACTCATTCAACTTGTCCGTGCTGATGAGCGTGAGGCGTGTGCGAAGGTCGCAGAGCAATTTGAGCCTGACGAAAAGACCAGCTATGTGACCTACGCTTCTACCGCCATCCGAGCAAGGGGGGACACATGACCCGCGAAGACATCATCCGCATGGCAGACGCATCAGGGTTGTCGTATTACGGCATGGGCAAGGACAGGGAGCGATTCATTGCTCACCTCCAGCGATTTGCCGACCTTGTCGCAGACTCAGACCGTTGGGCGATTCTTGAATTAGTTGACAGCTACGCAAAGAACAACACGGACTTGGCAGCAGCCATCCGAGCAAGGGGGAACACATGACCGACCAAAAGAAACTTATAGACGGCTTGGTGGAAGACCTACTCGAAGTGATTCACCAATATGACGGCTCAATGCACTTGGCGACCGCGATTGGCTGTGTGGAGTTTGTTAAACAGCAACTTATTGATGAAGCAAATGAGGACGAGCATGACTAA